GTCGTTTGCTTGTGCTATTCGTAGCCCCACCAGTGGAGTATGGTGTGCTCTTCTGTGGAACCCAGACAAAACGTGGCTCCTCACTGCTTGCAAAGGGAAAGCGAACACTAATATTCACCTAAAAATAAAATTTATGGTAAATAAAAGTATAAAGCGTAAAACATTGTTACATATAGTAACTCAGCTTCACTCTTTATTCGCCTCAATCCTGACTGAGAACAGTCTGGACCACCGGCTGGCCATCAGAATTGTTGGCGCAATCGAAAGGTGGCATACCTGCGAAGGTTTGCACGGCCTTAAGAGAGCAAAAACAATGTCGAATTGTTTCGTTCGACACCTGATGGGTACCCCATTGGAACATGTTCCCTTGAGCAACCGATACAAGCGCTTAATCCATAAAGCGCTACTTCTAAGTACTTGTACTAGAAGTAAAGTGTATTGGGTCAGTGTCTTCTCGGCATATCGGCTTTTTTATACCGATCCTGTCGTAGACATATCTACTATAACAGGTAGATTCGAGGGTAGACTGACTGGACTCTTGAAATGGAGATATTTCAAGGCCTGGTCACAAGTCAATAAATCATTCAGAAGTTCTATCGTAGAGCTTCAAAACTGGAAACCATCTTTTAAATGGTATATAAGTGGAGCTTCAGGGCCAAATGGAACCCTGGGCTACACCCGGTATTTGGATGATCTACGAAGTTTGAGCCACAGTTGGTTAGGAGTAGGGCTGTTAACCCTATTCCTTTCTCTCCCGTATGTTAACAAGCGGGAAACAATTAAAGCTCTTAGGGACGCCTTAATCGACTCGCTCGGTAAAGGTGATCAAAACTCTATCCATTCAAGGCTTGTCTTCCTTAGTGATAAAGGAGGCAAGACGAGGGTGGTTGCGTTAGGAGACATCCTTTCGCAGAGTCTATTGAACACGGTGCATCAAAGGTGCAATCTCATTTTGAGACGTCTTATACAAGACGGTACCTTTGATCAAGATCGATCACGCCGTTATATCAAGAAGATGTCTAGGGACAACGTCCCTTTAGCATCGATTGATTTAACTGCCGCGACTGACCGCATGCCGGCACTATACCAAGTGTTTGTATTAGTCAGTCTCCGCATACTAAATCCTATACAAGGTTTAGCATGGTGGTGGGTCACAACGAAAAGAACTTTTGTCTATAATGACGAAGTTCCGAAGTGTACAAGGTACACTGTGGGTCAACCTATGGGATTGTTATCGAGCTGGCCAGTAATGGCGATCTCGCATCACTATCTCGTTAGGTTTGCCTTTGTAGCCCAAGGTTGGAAACGACCTGGTAAAGCGCCATATTCCGTGCTAGGTGATGACCTAGTTATACGGGACCATGGTGTGGCTGATGAGTATCTGAGATTAATTGATTGCCTTGGCATGAAGTATTCTCCAGAGAAAACATATATTACCCATGGAGCAGCGGAGTTTGCAAAAAGCTTATTTCGCCTTGGAGAGGATTTAACACCCTTTCCTTTAGCTTTGTTGGTTTTTAACAAAAACACAGTTGTATCAAATACATTGGCAATAATTTCTGAGTGTAAGAGAATTAATCTATCTCTTACAGCGCAGATTCTGACGGGGATCTTCCCCAAAAGATGGCGCAACTTGGTGTTACTTGCCGCGTTGTCACCTAAAAGTCCACGATGGGGTCTAGATTTACAGCCTAGACCAGATCAATGGATTTTCCTACAATTCCTCCTATCTCAGAAGATCAAGTACTTCTCACGTTTGAACACCGTGAGAGTTAGTACTCATGCTTTTGCTATAGAAGACCCTGGTACATCTGGAAAGACTTTGGCTTCGCCTTTCTTACAGATAGCTCGAGATAATGGTGAAAGTTATCCCGTGCGGTACATAGGAGATGATCCTTCTCCTCTTGTATTACTAGGGCAGGGTTGGATTTCGTATTCCTCTAAAGCTTGGCCTAATGGCTTACCGCTGTTAGACGATCGAAACCTTGTTCCGGGTCCAACATGGAAGAAGGAGCGGGATGATGTTATATTCCGCAGTTCCCTTCTCATGTTCAACCAGCTCGTGCCTGGCTACTTCACAGTTCGCTGTGTAGGAGTTCAGGTGGGTGAGTAACTTGTGCACGAAGGTCTTGTTACCTTCAGGCGGTCCCATAGTTGGGCACACCCGCCGCTGAGTTAGCGGTATCTTGGTAACAAGATACCAAAAAA